AAAAAACTAAACCAGTCCCCAATGGGCAAGAAATGCACCAAGAGTGAATCCGAGGATCGCGTTAATGCGATCTATGATCTACTCTTGCGTGCAAATAGTAGAACACAAATTATTCGTTACGCTGCGGAAAATTGGGAACTTGGTGAACGTCAAACTGAACATTACATCGCTCGCGCTAGAGAATTACAAAAGTTAGACGCTGCCCTAGAACGCCCTGAATGGTTAGCCTCTGCCGTTGCTCGCCTTCAAGATTACGAACGTGAGGCACGCACTAAAGGCAACCTCGGCTTAGCTGTCAAAGCACTAGAGACACAAGCCAAACTCCTTCGGTTTGAAATGTCCTGAGTCGTTACACTGCCGGCATAGTGCATCAACTGCGTAATGGCACGCACCTACAAACGCGATAGCCGTGGTCGCTTCTCAGGTGGCGGTGGCGGTGGTGGTGGGGGTGGCAAAAGCCGCCCAGCTCCTCGTCAGGTGCAACGTGGCGTTAACCGCCTGACTCGTGACAATGCTGGACGCATCACGAGCGTTGGCGGCAGTGGTGCTACTGCAAGGGGCGGACGTATCAGAACTGCAGCAGGCAACCTGCGGGCAACGGTGACCAGCAAGGCTGGAATGGTGTCACAGGGTCGGCTGACTGGCGCACCGCTGAAAAGCACTATTGGCAAAACCAGCAAGGCAAGGCTGAATATGGGCTTGACACGTCCTGGTAAACCAGGCCAACGCGAGGCGTATAACGCTGCAAGATCCTCTCTGCGGGCCAGCAAAGCAGCTGCTTCAAAGCCTGTGGCAACGAAAGGCGCTCGTCTTGGTGGCACACGCAGCACCATGCGAGCTGCAGCGCCTAAGAACACCACAGCTAATAAAACTGGTCAAAGCAAGACGCTTAACAAGTTCAATAGCCGTCCTGTCGGCACCAGGATTCTGAACGCGAAAAACCAGCTAGTGCCAAGTCCCACCCGCGTGCCGCTTCGTGTTGCTGGGGCTGGAAGCAAAGAAAGTGATAGGGCGTTTGCTCGGGTTGCCACCAAAGCGGCCAGGGTTCGCGCCAAGAGTGCTGCATCTAGGCCGGACACAGCTGAGGCCAATATCCCAATGGCTGGGCGTCGTGGCAAAGCATTAGACGCAAGCATTGATCGAGCTGTCAAGCAAGTTAAAGCTGCTCAAATGGCTACATTGATGAAGCCAAAGGCGCAGGTGAAGGCTGAGCGTGCTGCTCGTGCTGAGTCCAAACGCGCAGCAGATGCAGCAAAGCCCAAGCGCACGCGCACTGCTGAATCACAACGCATAAGCCGCGCCAAACAAGTTGAAAAGCGTCGTAGCATTACAACTAACCCAGCGGGAGAGCGTGCGTCAGCCGCTGCAAAAATGGCAGCCAATGCTGCCCGCACTCAGCAACGAGCAACGGCGTTTCTCAAGGCTACCGCCAAGCCAGCAGCAGCGCCGAAGGCGGCTAGTACTCGTCGCAAGGCAGTTGGCAAAATCAGCGAAGCAAAGGCCGGACGAATCATTTCTCGCATTGATGCCAACCGCCCAGGACTCAGGAAAGCATCGGGATCTGCTCGGAAGACGGCAAACGCTATTAGAACGCAACGCAGAGCAACGGACTTTGCTCTTGCCGCTGGGGCAAGAGCGCGTAAAAAAGGTCAAAACTTAAGCGTCAATCAATCGTTGCAAAGAGCTGTTGCAAACGCAACAAAAAAGCCTAAGAGGATGCGCTAAGCTCAACCCGTTATCACCTCACAATATGGAAGCCTTCCTGCTAGGTCTAGACTCTCTCATTGAAGAACACAGCGACCTGACGGTCATCGACTTGCTCGGTGTCCTTCAATTCACCCAACAGCGTTTGGCTCTTGATATGCTCCTAAACGAGGACGAGGACGATGACGAAGCCTGAGGTCACTGCTGTGGGTCGTATGCTCAAGCCCAAGGGCAACGAACCACGCATTCACAAGGTTATCGCGGTCAATGCTGATGGCACGGTGAAAACCGTCATCAATCGGCCTGCGTGAGCCTGATTACTGGCATCTGTGAGCCCGGCAAACTGCTGGGCTTCATGGATGTAGCTACGCAGCAGGACACCACAGAGCTTCTTGCGCGCATCCGTAACGACCTGCACCCAGGCCAGCTTGCCTTCGTAGACGACAGCAGCACACAGATCCTTGGCATCTCTGCTGGTTACGGTGCTGGCAAGACCCGTGCGCTATGTGCCAAGGCTGTAACCCTTGCCGCTGCTAATCAAGGCTTCATCGGTTTAGTAATGGAGCCAACCGGACCACTGATCCGTGACATTTGGCAGAACGACTTCGAGCAATTCCTTGAGTCATACGAGATCCCTTACACCTTCAGGGCGTCTCCGTTGCCTGAATACATGCTGCACCTGCCAGGCGGTGATACCAAAATCCTGTGCCGATCATTTGAGAACTGGTCACGCATCATCGGCTTGAACCTTGCCTGGGTCTTGGCTGACGAAATTGATACTGTCACACCAAGCATTGCCAACAAGGCATTTCCTAAAATCCTTGGTCGCTTACGCTCCGGCAACGTCAGGCAGTTTGGCGCAGCGTCAACACCTGAGGGCTTCCGCTGGATGTGGAATACCTTTGGCAGTGATGACGCAAGGGCAAGACCTGATCGGCATCTGATCAAGATGCGCACCGCTGATAATCCCCACCTGCCGCCCGACTTTATTGAGCGTCTTGAAGCCAACTACGACCCCAGCTTGCTGCGTGCATATTTAGACGGTGAGTTCGTCAACCTCACCACCGGGCAGGTTTATGACCGCTTCGACCGCACCAAGCACGTACAACCTGACCTGCCTGATACTGACCGCGAACCAATCCGCATTGGCATTGACTTCAACGTCGGCAACATGAGTGCAGTGATCGGCGTTCGCATTGGCAATGGCCTGCTGATCATCGACGAGATCTCCGGCGCCCATGACACCGACGCGCTGGCTGCCGAGATCCGTCGTCGATACGCGGATCGCCGTATTTACATCTACCCAGACGCCAGCGGCGGCAATCGCAGCACCAATGCAACGCAGACCGACATTGCAATCCTTGAGTCCTATGGCATGTCCAACCAATCACCCAGGGCTAATCCTCCCGTTCGTGATCGGGTGGCTGCTGTTCAGGCTCTGCTGGAAAACGGCAAAGGGCAAGTCCGACTACAGGTCGCGCCTCAATGCAAGCGATTGACTGAGTGCTTGGAGCTGCAGTGCTACACAGACAAGGGAGAGCCTGACAAGGATGCAGGCTTTGACCACATGAACGACGCCTTGGGGTACTTGGTCTGGCGTGAGTTCAACCCGCTGCACGCAGGAGCTGGACGGTCAACGGGCATCAGACTTTACTGACGGCTGGGTTGCAGATATTGGCTTTTTAAGCTATGGTCGCAAATGCCCACCTTTGAGCCTACTCATGCTCGTCGGTCAAGATCTCATCAACAAAGTAAAAGAGCTGAGCGATCTGAATAAATCAGACCTCGTTCGTGAATGTGGTTACGTCAAAAATGACAAGGTATGCTTCACTCAGTTTTATGAGGCGCTCCTTGAAGCCAAGGGGCTGCAGATGAACGTGCCTGGCAAGCGCGGTCGTAGCCTGACCTATAAGACCAAGGTGCAGTTCAACGGCAAGCTCTCCATCGGTGAGGGTTACGTGCAGGAGATGGGTTTTAAGCCCGGCGACGAATTTGAGATCAAAATTGGTCGCAAGTCCGTAACGCTTACTGCTGCTTAAACTGAGCCAAAGCCTGCGCGTATCAAGCTGTGTATAGCGGATACAACTTTTACGACCGCCCGCTAGCTCAGCGGACTGTCACGCAAGTCACCGATCCGAACACGGCATGGTTCGCGCAGGAACCTCACTGGATATTGATAGAGGATCTACTGCAGGGCACTTACGGAATGCGCAAAAAGCATCGCCGTTACCTGCCGCAGGAACCACGCGAGCTGGACGAGTCCTATGACAATCGCCTAGCTCGTAGCGTGGTGCCGCCCTTTTATCAGCGCCTTGAGCGCATGATGGCTGGGATGCTAACCCGCAAGCCCGTGCGGCTTGACGACACTGCCGACATCATCCGTGAGCAGTTGTTTGACGTTGACCTGCAAGGCAATGACCTCAACGTCTGGACCTATGAAACAGCCCGCAAGATGGTCCGTTATGGGCACGTTGGTGTTTTGGTGGATGCACCGTCTGATGGGGGTAGACCTTACTGGGTGACGTACACGCCACGGCAGATCCTTGGCTGGCGCACTGAACAACAGGAAGGCAAACAAGTCCTGACACAGCTCAGGCTGTCAGAGATTGTGACAATACCTGACGGCATCTACGGCGAAAAAGAAGTGCAGCAGGTGCGGGTGCTAACGCCTGGTGAGTACCAGTTGCATCGGCAGAATGCTACCGGCGATTTCAGCGTGGTAGACGAAGGACGGACCAGCTTGTCCCAGATCCCCTTCAGCGTTGCTTACGCCCAGCGGCATGGGTTCCTTGAATCGCGCCCACCGCTTGAGGACATTGCCGAGCTAAACCTCAAGACCTACCAGATCCAGTCAGACCTAGACAACCAACTGCATATCAGCGCCGTGCCGATGCTGGCGTTTTATGGTTTCCCGTCTGCTGCAGAGGAAGTAAGCGCCGGTCCTGGTGAGGCGATTGCATTTCCTGCTGATGGTCGTGCGGAGTACATCGAACCGCAGGGCAAGAGCTTTGAGGCGCAGTTCCGCCGCTTAGAGCAACTGGCAGGGCAGATCAACGAGCTAGGGCTGTCAGCAGTTTTGGGGCAGAAGCTCAGCGCCGAAACTGCAGAAGCGAAGCGGCTAGACCGTAGCCAGGGTGACAGCACCATGATGGTGATTGCACAGAACGTGCAGGACCTCATTGATAACTGCCTGCAGTTTCATGCGCAATTCATCGGCAACGCCACCGCTGCCGGCAGCTCCTACGTCAACCGTGACTTCCTTGGCGCACGCCTTGAACCGCAGGACATCCAAGCCCTGCTATCGCTTTACACCGCTGGTACCATCAGCCAAGAAACCCTCTTGCGTGAGTTAGCCGAGGGCGATGTTCTTGGGGATAATTTTGATGTGGAAGAGGAACTGGAGGCAACTTCTAATGGCGGGCTGGATTTACAATCTGCTGAACAGGCTGATCGATTGGTTGGTGGACTGGGCGATAATGCTGGAAGCGAAGACCCAGAAGATGCAGATACCGCCGAGGAAGCAGGAGCTTGATTACACGATGGGCAAACTGCCGGAAGAGATTTTGGCAGTTGTACGGATGACGTATTACAAAGACGGCAAACCTGCTGAAGTAGATGAAATGGTGATTTTGGAAGATGGGCAAGATGGTTACGACGCCTTTGCTTCTACAATCACCGGCGCCTTGACGCGTGGCGCAAACGTTAGTATCCGGTCGCAGTACAAGCCCAGTCAGCTTGGCATTGAGCCATGAGCACACCTGAGGCGTTGTTTCGCAATGCGATTGACCTGAATCGCTTCAGCAATAGTGTTGCTCGGCGTGTGATCAATGCTTATAACGACATCATTATTGATGCAGTCAATCAGTTGCGAACGATTGATGAGCTTGCTGCACCTGTCAAGGCTGCAAGGCTGCGGGGCATTTTGGCGCAACTGAAGGATAGTCTGGGCACTTGGGCTGGCGATTCAACGGAGCTGACGGCGCTAGAGCTGCAGGGTATAGCCCAGTTGCAATCGGAGTTTGTATCGGAAGAGCTGCGTAAGGCGTTACCCGCAGGCGCACGGAACATTGTCAACACGGTAGAAATCAGCCCACAGTTTGCGCAGAGTGTGGTGACCACTGATCCCACACAGCTGAATGTGGTGGCACTTAGCGATGATCTCTTTGCCGCAGTACAGGGCGCACCGCAGACATTTAGCCTCACGGCTGCTCAAGGTGCCACCATCACGCTGCCTAACGGCGAGGTCGTTAGCAAGGCGTTTCGTGGCATTGCGGTGGACCAGGCTGAGCGGTTCAGCCAAGTTGTCCGACAAGGCTTGCTGACAGGTGAACCGACGCCAGCTATCGCTAAACGGTTGATCGGCAGTTTGCAGTTTGGCGAACGCGCCAAGACCGTCAGGGAAATTGCGGCAGCAGGCGGTCAGGCAACAGCTATAGCCGACAATCAGATCGTCGCGCTAGTCCGCACCAGCATCAA